CAGCCCAGAAAAATCTTGGCATTCTTCGCGATTACGCCAGCGCGTGGCCGCAGATGTTCGAAGCGGGCACCAGCTTGATCCTGAGTGGCAGGCCTGGAACCGGTAAAAACCATCTGGCGGTGGCACTGGCCAAGTGCGTCATTGAGCAGCATCAGGCATCCGTGCTGTTGACATCCGTGATGCGCATTATCCGCGCCGTTCGCCGCACATGGGAGAAGGGCAGCGAACACAGCGAGGAAGATGTGATTGCGCTCTACACCGGGTTGGACTTGCTGATTATCGACGAGGTGGGCATTCAGTACGGTTCAGAGTCTGAGATGATAATCCTGTTCGACATCATGAACACCCGCTATGAGCGCATGCTGCCAACCGTGCTTATCAGCAATCTGGCGCCGGGTGAAATCTCGCAGGTCATCAGCGAGCGCCTGACCGACCGCATGGTTGAAGGCGGTGGCGCAACGCTGGTGTTCGACTGGCCCAGCTATCGCAGCAGCAAGGGAGCGCCAGCAGTATGAGTAACAACCTGTGGCGCGATGAAGACATCGAAGGCGCTGTCATTGGCGCCATGTTCCTGCGCGGGGCAGACAGTGAGGTGCTGGACGTTATCGCCACGCTGCCGGACACCGTGTTCAATTTCTACCAGTATCGGGATATCTATCGTGCCATCAAAATTCAGGCCAGAGGTAAGGGGGTTATTGACCCGCTTCTGATTGGTGAGCAAATTCCTGAGCACGCAACGACCATCCTTCAGACGTGTCAGATAGCCTGGGCAAAATCATCGCTGAAATCGTACTCAAAGCAGCTGGTTCGCAATGCCGCAATACGTGACGCTTTCAATGCCCTCACTGACGCTCTCAGCAGCCTTGCGGCGGCACCAAATAGCGAGGAAGGAATTCGTATTCTGGAAGAGGTGAAAGCCTCTGTAAGCGCCATACAGACAGAATCCGATGCGATCACTCCGGTGGCGCTTGATGATTTGCTCCCCGTCATCGTGAACCGCATTGATGAGCGCATGCACTCCGACAGCGCCGGGCGTTCGGTGATGACCGGGATTGAAGAGCTGGATGCTGTGACAGGCGGCTTTGACCAGACGGATCTGGTATTGCTGGCGGCGCGGCCTTCGATGGGTAAAACCGAGCTGATTCTGGATATCACCGAGAACCTCACCGCCAGCGGCTCAGGTGTGCTGTTTTTCAGCATGGAGATGAGCGATATCCAGATTGCAGAGCGTCACGTTGCCGCAGCTGGTGGCCTGTCCACGTCACGCCTCAAGTCACCTGACAAACTGGAAGACGAAGACTGGGCGCGGATCAGCAGCGGCATCGGAAGAATGACCGGTCGAAAAATCTGGATTGTCGATGCCAACAACCTGACCGTTGATCAGATCCAGAGTATCGCCACCCGTCACGTGCAGCAGCATCCGGAGACCGCGCTGGTGGCCATCGATTATCTGCGCCTGATTAAACTGCAGAGTGCCAGCCGTCACGATCTGGCAGTGGGTGAGGTGTCGAAAGGGCTTAAATCGCTGGCTAAAACAAATCGCCGCCCGGTGGTGGCGCTGAGCCAGCTGTCACGCAGCGTTGAGAGCCGTGTCAATAAGCGCCCGGTCAATGCCGACCTGAAGGATTCAGGGGAAATCGAAGCTGATGCCGACATCATCATGATGCTCTACCGCGATGAGGTTTATAACCCTGAGTCGCCCGCCGCCGGCATTGCAGAAATCAACATCACCAAAAACCGCAACGGCCCGCTGGGTGTCGTTTACCGCCGGTTCTGGAATGGTCATTTCCATTACATCGACCAGGTGGAAGCGAGAAACCTGAGTATCGAGCAGCCAGAAGCAAAAGCCAGTCACAAACGTTATTCGAAGGGGAGAGCAGCATAATGCGTGATATTCAACTTGTACTGGAACGCTGGGGATCATGGGCTGCTAATGAAGGCTCTCAGGTTGGCTGGACACCTACCAGTCCGATGTTCAGAAGTCTGCTGCCGCAGGAGGCGAAATCCTCCAGGCTGTCATGCTGTGATAACGACGGGATCATCATTGACACAGCAGTAGGCATGCTGAAAAAAACGGACCGCCATGAAGAGCTGGAGCTGGTAATGCTGCACTACATGTTTGACGTGTCCAAGTCGACGATTGCCCGCTGGAAAAGATGTTCTGAAGGAAAGGTCAGGCAACAGCTGATGATTGCGGAGACATTTGTTGATGCCTGCATCATCATGACCGGCGCGCGTCTGGAAATGGATGACTGGACACGAAAAACTAATTTTAAAAAATCTGCATAATCTGCTTTTCGTTACGAATTTTTGTCGCTATTGTGCTAAGAGTCGTAACAACGCAACGCCGCTTATCTTCTTTCGAGACCTCGCCAATCGGCGGGGTTTTTTCGTTTCTGCATCCTTCGTACAGCGGCCAAGTATCTCTGGCTTCCAACCAGATGACGCCGGTTCAAATCCGGCAGGATGCTCCAATCAGAGGTGGAATTATGCTGGCATCAATCAAAGTGGACACCAGCATGATTGAGCGAAAAACTCAGAAATTACTTGAGATGCTTCCCGAGCATATTCCTAACCAGGTCTCCCGCATGCTTTCTGAGTTGGTCGATAATGTCGTCCTTGTGAATAACTCGCCCGCAATTGCTGCAGGTGGTTCCTTCGATGTCATCTGTTTTGCTGATTTTGATGGGGCTATTTACAATAAGGTCCTGTCCGCAGCCAGGGCACTTAAAGTTAGTGGGATCACTCATTAAAATTCTCCAGACCTGAAGCGTTATTTTTGGCGATTTAACGATAACAGGTACGGAAATGTGCTGCCAGACGCTATCTGGCTACCATTATGAATTTACCCCTTCAAGAGCTAAGCCATTGCGAGTGCCGGAGATAAGCGCCGGGTGGGGTGACCTAATTAAGATGTCAGAAACCAGTGGCATCACTTCATTTTCGCCCATACCAATCGATCACAACTTACTCGTTAACCTGTGTGGTATCGGGCGTCTTTTATGCATAAAAAAATCCGCACACTCAGGCGGATTCTTTCTCATTGGCTACCCACCGGCAACCGGGCTTTTATGTCTCGACAACAAAAAGCTAACCGGATTTGTCCAGTTCAGAAAGTAGACAATTCCTAATTGGACAAGTCCCCGATCCGGGGGTGGATATGATTCGCATGAACCAACACGCAGACACTGCAATCAGCGGGGGCACCTGGATGGCAACTCTTTCAAGCCTCGCCGGTGTTGTGACACTCGACAGGGTGTACATGATCACCGCCGTGGCAGGTTTAGTGATAGCCATCTTTGGGTATCTGGATAAACGACGCACCGAAAAACTGAAGCGACAGGAGATTGAGGAGAGCATGCGCAGCGAGCGTGAGCGCCTCGAACTGGATCGCGTCCGTGCACAGGCGGTGCTGGATTACCTCAAAGGCTCTGTTAACACCCCTGCGGTACAGAAATCGCCTGAGGTCATTCAGGGCATTAACAAAGTGCTTGATGCGGCGAAGGAGTAGCCATGGCAATTTCACCCTCTTTCCGAAAGAGCCTGATAGGTGCTGCCGGTGGCGGTGCCATTGCTATTGCGGCTGTGCTGATCCCCAATCTTGAGGGTAATTCCTTCACGCCCTACCGCGATGTCGGCGGGGTGCTGACAGTATGCAACGGCATTACCGGCCCTGACGTGGTGCAGGGTAAAACCTACACGCAGAAGGAATGTGATGCGCTGCTGCAAAAGCACCTCCAGCCATATGCGCGATCAGTTGAACGCTCGGTAAAGGTCCCATCGAATGCATACCAGAAAGCCGCGCTTATCTCTTTTAGCTACAACGTTGGCGTTAATGCATTCGAGCACTCTTCATTACTGCGTAACCTGAATGCCGGTCGCTATCAGCAGGCATGTGATGGACTGCGCAGTTGGGTTTATGTTGACCGGGTGAGAATTCAGGGGCTGGCCAATCGCCGGGAAGTTGAGCGCGAAATCTGTAACTGGGGCGAGAAATGACACTCAGCAGAATCAAGTGGGACGCTGTAGCCATAGCGGTACTGATTCTGCTGCTTATCGCTCTTAGCGTGACCGTCAAATTGCAGTCATCCTCTAAGGCACTGCTCACCCTGCAGAACGAACAGATGAAGCAGGAAAAGACATCAGCCGAGGCCATCACAACCAACGTTCTGAGAGCCACAGCACTCTTCAACGACATCGCCCAGGCAACCCATGATGATAATCAGGCCAGTAACTCAGATAGCGAGGGAAGGGTGGTCATCATCCGTCAGGCGATTAAAGGCGATCCGTGCGCTGCTCAGCCTGTTCCTGCTGCCGCTGTTGAGCAGCTGCGCGCAAACCGAAACAAAATACGTTCAGGTGCCACCGGTACAGATACCGGGAAGCCTGCTGGCTGACTGCGAAATACCACTTATCCCTGACCCGTTCACATGGGGCGACAGTCTGGAGCTGAACGAGCGCCTGCTCAACTCACTTGCCAACTGCAACCGTGATAAGGCCGCCATACGTAAAATCGAACTGGAGCGGCAAAAATGACCAAATTCCTGACATGGCTGAAGAGCCTGTTTATCCATCCTAAAAAAGAGAGCAATCAAATGTCTGAGCCATTGAATGACGCAACCACCGTACAGCCTGTTGCAGCAGCACCCGTTGCCGCTGAAGTAGTCACCCCGGCAGTTCAGGTAGCCCAGACCGATGCTGAGCAGTCAAAGTCTCCAGAGGCTGCCGCTATCGATAGATTCCTCTCATCTAAGGGTGTGAATGACTTCGAAGCAGCGTTGGCGTTTGTAGAGAGCGGCGTAGCTCAGCTGGGTGCAGCGGCGAAAGATGAGCTGAAGGCACTGGCTAAGAAGTACCTGTAAGCAATACAGGGTGTTTTCACTGAGAACACCCGATATTGCAGCATAAAGTTTATATCGGCCTGCGGGCTGGATCCTCACTTTGTAGCAGGAAATTCCAAATGTCGAAGAAACTGACAGGATATGAGTACCACAAACAGTTTTTTGAGATGGAAGTGACGGTACCGACCGCACAAGAGGTTGATGAAATCGTTAAGCAGGTTCTTGAGGAGCTGAAGGACTTCCACCCGCGCAGCATTTCCGGACCATGCTCAGTAGTGATGTCAGAGGTTATGCGCCGCGTGCGTGACAAGGTAAGTGGAAAGTTCACAATCAAGCCTGAATGGTCCAATTCAACTGGATCACCAAATTAGCCGCTGGAGAAATCATGTCACGCCTCAAAGTAGAAATCATTCCTCCAGCCAATGCTGACGTTAACAGTGTGCTCGCAGAGATTGAGCGTAAATACGCAACCAAACGCATCACACCGGAAAATATCGCAGAAATGGAGCGCGAGGCCGCCAGGCTGATTCGCCGCCTCATCACCACTAAAGTGACTTTCGTTAAGGACTGATTCATGGGAAAGATCATTGAGCGAATAGACGTAACCGCTACCTTCCCGGGAGGAAGGGAAGTGAAGGGCTCCACTCGATTCTATCCCGGCGGTCAGGGTTTTGACGGCGTTTTCCAAATCTGGACAGATGAGGGAGAAAGCCATCTGATTAACACCCGACTCGCTGAATCTGTGCATTTTGTACCGACCTACGAGAGTTAATACATGGCAAAGCTCACTGACAAACAAGAGCTGTTTGCAGGTGGATCAGCACAACGCCCACTGCCCAGGCAAGACTTTCTTTCAGCGTTCCATCCCCACATCAGCCTGATACCCGCTAATGAGTTATCCGACTGGGTAAATAAAAATATCCTCAGCGAAGATGGCTACTTGCACAATCCAGACCACGCGCACCTGTTTGAAGCTGATATTCGCTTCATGTGGGCTTCAGGCTCCTTCACAAAGCAGGGAAGGACTGTGCTGGGGCAGGCTGAGGAAGTCGCCATGCGTGCCGGTGGATGGCAGAAGGCAAGAATGCAACAGCAGATGCATGAGTGGTTCGGTGAGGTTCCGAAATTCATCATCACCCTCGCTGGCGATTACTGTATTGAATGCAGTGATGTCGAATTCTGCGCGTTAGTTGAACATGAGCTTTATCACATTGCTCAGGCACAGGATGATTTCGGTGCACCTAAGTTCAGCAAAGAGGGCAAACCAGTTCTCACCATGCGCGGACATGACGTTGAAGAGTTTGTTGGCGTTGTGCGTCGTTACGGTGCCAGCGCTGACGTTCAGCAGTTAGTGGAAGCTGCCAGCAAACCTGCTGAAGTAGCACATCTCGATGTAGCCAGAGCTTGCGGCACATGCATGCTAAAGCTGGCGTAAATGTTGACCAGATATGACAGGCAGGTAATTCATGGCGGTTCTCAGAGGTGAGGTCAAAGCCTTCATCGTGCAGTCGCTTGCCTGTTTCGATACTCCCTCAATGGTGGTCGACGCCGTCAAGAAAGAATTCGGGATAGCGATCAGC